TCTGTTGCCATATATCAAAATGTTCTCACCGCTGAAGAAATTCAGAAAGAAATCAACGTCATGCAATATGACACTCCAAATCCAGTGTTCGCATTGAACTTTGATAATTTCGCCTATAAAGCAGTTGATTATCCTGAATTTGCTACTGGCAAAGTTACAACAAATAAAATTGTTGTAGATAGCACAACTGAAACCTTTAATGGTGCTATTGCGGTAGCTATGAATCCCGAAGAAGATACCGGAGAGCCGATTGAAGTACCGTCTTACAAAATAAAAGTCACAGGACTTAATCAGTATAGCGTTGGTGAAGGTAATTGGGCAGTTGGATTAATGGGAATGATGATTGATTCAACTAAAGACCCTTGGACTTATACTATATCTAAAGATGGAGTTTACGATATACCGGCAATTTCATTGAGTGATGGGATTTATAATTTAGGAATAATGGCTCAAATCGCAATCGACAAGCCTATTGAGATAGAAATCCTCTACGATAAGAATATCGCAAAGAGCTTCCCGGAGACCAAACAAATATTCCCTTAAAGTTAATAAGAAAATTATGAAATACGTAATTGTAACAGTAGAATGGTGTCTGGATCACGGTATAATCGTTCCGGCACAGGCGAGAAGATCAGTTGACGGATTGAAAGTGATCCTGCATGAAGATTATATCGATCCTGTCTTGAAAGAAGAGGATGACATGACCTCGTACCGACATGATTCATCTGAGCTAAGAAGTATCTTGAGTGGTCCTGAGTGGACGGTTCCACAAGAGGGGGTATTATGAAACGGTTAACATGTATCGTCTTGCTGATGTCGGCAATATGTTTCGCCGGATGTAGGACTACTCAATACGTACCGGTTGAAACTATTAAGACTGAGTATAAGACAAGAGATAGTATTCGTCATGATAGTATATATCAGCGTGACAGTATTTATGTAATAGACAGGGGTGATACAGTGTACACATACAAGGATCGGTATCTATATAAGTATTTATATCTTAATCGTATTGATACTGTGATTAAGACGGACACTGTTAAGATACCTTATCCGGTTGAAAAGGCGTTGACCAGATGTCAGAAGGCAAAGATAGAACTTGGCGGATGGGCATTTGGAGTACTTATAATGTTAGCTATTGTGTTAGTAATTAGATTACTCAAGAATTAACCGGCTAATATCTTCACAGACCTCACCGGTATGAAAAGTTTAAGTGTAACAATAACAAAAAAGTATATAGGATGTTCAATAAAGGGAGGAAAAATATGATGTAAATAGAATCAAATTTGTACACCGGTAAAGTAGAAGGCCGGTTATCTTACAAACGTACTCTTTTTTTTGGGGGGGAGAGTTAAAAGAACCCCCGACACTGAAAGTTGACGCCAATCAAACTTTTAAACATACAAAAGCATGCATAGATAGTGCCAGGGGTATAATGTCCTTAACATTTCTATACATGCTTTTGTTCTTTCAATAACCGTAAGTTTGATTGGCAAGGGCAAAAGTACAATAAAAAATTAAATTACTATGTATAAGTCAGAGATTTTTGCCGAGATTCTAAATATTGTTGGAAAAGAAACTGAAGTTTCTACTGAATTGATCCTTTCATCAAGTAAAGTTACTGAAGTTGTTGACGCCCGTTCTATTGTAGTATTCTTCCTCACTGAATACGGGCTATACCCTGAACAAATAGCGACTTTTCTTCACAAGACATCCGCTAGTATCCGTTACCTTATATCTACTTTCGAAAGCCGTAAACTGGCAAACAAAATGATTGCAATATATCTGCAAAATATTCGCAAATCGCTTGAAAATGAGCTCTGATTTACGCAGTTCCTATTATATACTTTTGTGATGCGGTTAATATTGACCGTGTTATAACTGTATAATTAAATATGAGTGAAACAAAGACTTACGTATTCCCGGAAAGCGGGAGTGGTGGAGGAGGCAGTATGCTTGGTATGCTTGCCCCCTTATTGCAGAAAAACGGTCTTGACCCCAATTTGTTGCTTGCAATGAATAATCGTGGCGGTATGTTTGGTGGTGATGGCTCTTCTTTCCTTTGGATAATCTTCCTGTTCTTCCTGTTCCCATTGTTTGGACGCAATGGCTGGGGAAATAATGGAGATGGCGGAAACGGTGGCGGATTTGCTGGAGCCGGTATCCCTAACTTAATTAACAACGATGCAGGAAGGGAGTTACTTATGAGTGCAATTCAGGGGAACGGACAGGCAATCAACAATCTGGCTACTAATTTAAACTGTTCAATCGGTCAGGTTCAGAATGCTATCAATGGGGTGATGTCACAGGTGCAACAGGTAGGAAATCAGGTTGGTCAAAGCTCAATGCAGATTATCAATGCTATCCAGCAGGGTAACTGTCAGATCGCTCAACAGATTGCTTCATGCTGCTGCGAAAACCGTCTGGCGATCTGTCAGCAAACGAACACATTGCAAAATGCCATTAACGGTGTTGCGACTGGTCAGGAAAGAGGCTTTGCTTCTGTTGCATATGAAACTCAACGTCAGACTTGTGATCTGCAAAATTCCATCAAGGATAGCACACAACAGATTCTTGCCGGCCAGCGTGCAGCTGAAATGCGCGAAATGCAGAACAAGATTGATAAACTTCGTGAGGAGAATAGCACATTTAAAAGTTCTGCCATGACCTCTCAGATCGTCGGACAGGCAACGGCTCCTCTTGGTGCAGCTTTAAATGATTTGAGTTCTCGTCTTGCGAAAATCGAATGTAACCAGCCGGAAGTAGCGAAGGTGCCTTATAGTCCGGTTGTAGGGATTCCTTCTTGCGTTGCAGCTCAATATGGTCTTTACAATGGTATTGGAGCATGGGGCAATTTTAATGGTTGGGGATAAAAGGAAGGAGGCATTATATGGCATTCATTAGTCCTTTTATCATGGCAAATAAGAATGGTATCCCAAGATTGGAAAGTACAGGTGTTACCGTAGGTACTACCAACGTACGTTTCTCTTTCCGGAATCATCCGTTCCTTTCTGCTCCATTTAGCGGATTGATTCTGTTCCGTTTGGCACAGCCGATCCCTTCCGGTACTACCGGTACATTACCGGTAGTTTTTGATACCAACGGTGCTACTCAGGCACTGACTACGATCGCCGGTGCAGATGTTACTGCTTCGGATATTACCGGTACCGGAATTTATCTGTGCTACTACGAATCAGGTAGCAACACATTGCAAATTCTTACCGGGGTAGTTTAAAACAATGGGCGGGAGTAATCCCGCTCCTTAAAGAGTTTATTGATTATGCCTTTTCAGAATCTAAGAGTAAATAGTGAGTTTTTCATTTTGCATAGGGATGGTACTCCATATATAGAGGTCGGCTCTGTTTCCGGAGTATCTAATCCTGTTCCTGAGTTTATGCAGCAACCCCTTCCTTATGGACAACCTCCTAAGATGGTGGTTGATATAACTATCAAGGTAGGTGAACAGACTGTTACCTTTCAAAAAATACCTGCCATGTCTGATATTGCTGATGCAAATTTTCCAGGTGGAGGTAATATGGTAATATCCGGTTCAAGAGAATCTATGAATGCGGAAGTGGCGGCTATGCGAAATCGTTCTTCTGAGATATTAGGAAGTGTCGAGCATCATAAGTCTGTGATGGAATCATGTGATAAAATGCTCCAGGTACTTAACCCCGAATTTGCAGAAAGACAGAAGCAGGAAGCGGAGAACAAAGCGCTTCGGCAAGAACTTAGCGAATTGAAAGCTATGATGGCTGATTTCTTTAAGTCCTCTGAGAAGGCTGCAAGTAGTAACAATTCTAAAAAACAACAAGTATGATGATGATTGAAATTTCCGAGAGCAAGGTCGAGAAAATGTCCGACTATGCCGAAAAGATGCTTCGCTACGGTGGCAAGCTCATGCAATGCATAGAAGAGCTTTCCGAGGGTGAGGGCATGGGTGAACGCTGGGATGAAGATCGCAGATATGATGACGATCGCTATTTTGACGAAGAAACCATGGGTGAACGCGGTGGTTATGGCCGCGGTGGTAGTATGGGACAGAGACGTGGGGTTCGTGGAACTGGACGTTATTCCCGTTATCGTTAAGTTTAACTGGGGAGGACTTGTGTCCTCCCTGTAATTATTAAAATGTCATGAGAAGAGAACCATTGGATATATATGACGATAGACCGAAGGATATGATTAATTACTTAAAGTACAATTCATATCATTTTAATAAGAAAATGTGTGAATTTGCAGTTAGCAAAATGAAAAGGATTAATCCCGCTACTGGCAAATTAGAACGCATTGAAATGGCTGATAAAGAAAAAGTAAACGAACTGCTGGCTAAATATGGAATCGTATTGAAGAATAATGTAATGTATGATTATATATACGTCTATAATATGGCTGTGAGCGATTTCTTCAAAAGTTCACTGCCAGATGAAAAGAGTCTTGCTCTGTTTATCAAAGATTACGTGGATGATGAAGACCAAGCAGATGGATTTATCTTCAACAGATGGTATGCTGACACCGTTAGAAACGGAACACCTATTGATTGGGAAGATATGCTTTAATTTCTTTTCAAATTGGCAACAAATATATTATCTTTGTAATATAACTAATTGATTGCTAATATGAAAAATGAATTTTGGAAAGCTGTTGAAGGCTATGAGGGATATTATGAAATATCAAATAAAGGAAGAATAAAGTCAATAGATAGGATGGTAAAGCAAGGTGGTTCATTACGTATAGTAAGAGAAAGGTATAAAAAAATACATATTGGTCCCTATGGGTATCCTTGTGTTACCTTATGTAAAGATCGAAAATCAAAAAGCATACCTGTACATTTGCTTATGGCAAGAAATTTTATACCAAACCCTTTAAATAAGCCATTTGTTGATCATATAAATACGAATAGGGAAGACTATAGGATTGAAAATTTGCGGTGGGTTACTGCAAAAGAAAACGCAAATAACCCATTGACATTAAAGCATTGCAAAGAAAAAACTTACATAAGTGACGTGTCATTACGAGCTAATATAACCAAACGTAAAAAACAAACAAAGACTGCTCCTAAACCAGTCTTCCAGTTTGATAAAAATGGCAATTTTATTAATGGGTATGAAAGTTCAAGAGAGGCACAGAGACATACAGGGATACATGCAAGTTCAATTAGGGATGCCTGTATCGGTAAAAGATATTCTTCTGGAGGTTTTTTATGGAGTTACTCAAAAGATAATATTCCTCAATACTCCATTCCTACCCATACTAATGCAAAAGCTATATTACAATTTGACAAAGAGGGAACTTTTATAAAAGAATGGGAGTCTCTAAAAGCCGTATGTAAGGTATATGGATCATCACCTTCAAATCTATCAAGGAGTATAAAACTGGGTAGATTTAAGGGGAAATATATATGGAAATTTAAAAAACAAGATTAGCCATGATACGCCAAAAGTTTATTATAGAGAAGTACGGTTGGAACGTTTTCGTGTATTATGCCGTTGATTCATATTATATTGACGAAATAATTGACAATATGCACTCTATCGGCTGCGACGGTAATATGCTTCGTACTGCATATGATAACATAAACTCCGGCAACCTGAATACCGGAGTTACTTACTCTAATTTCGGCACCCGGGAAACAGTAATGGTCATTGCTCTCACTTCGTCCCCAAAGGAGTTTGCTAAATCATGGAGGCACGAATGTGGACACATGGCTACCCATATATGTCAGGCCCTCGGCATAGATCCGTACGGTGAAGAAATACAGTATATCGGTGATGATATTGTTGAAAAGACGTGGGAATATGCAAAGTCATTATTATGTGAGTGTGATTGCTGTAAAAACAAGGTCAAACATTTAATACGTTAATTCATGAAAAATAAAGAAATTAAGAAAGCATTGAAGAGCGATACTCCTATTAATAGTATGTATGCTCTTATTCCGGGTGGCAGGATGGGCGCTTTCAAAAAGTTTGCTGCCCGTTTTGGTTTTACTGAAGAACGGATAAAATCAGTTCTTGACAATGAAAAACGATAAGCTGGACATATTGTTGGAACAAGTCGATGATCGGTACCATTCCGATTTTTGTAGACTTCTGTTGGTTATGTTATGGAACGTTTAGAAGAAATCTTTGACCGTATTATATCTACATTGATCGATATCGTCGATTCTGACATTCCGTATTGCGCTTTCTGTGCGATATTGGCGAGAGTGTATTGGATGTTGTGAAAATGTTCTATTTTTCATGTAGTAAAATTATAACCCCCGTAATTTTTCTGACTAATTACTTGATTTTAGTTCTGTTTTTCATCTTATGAGATAAAATAGGCCTTTTTTGATTATTCTCAATGTATATTTGACATTTCTGAAATTATTTATATTTTTGTAATGGCGATACAGTTTGAGGAAACGCATGAAAATATTAAGTATTTCCATAGAGTTGGGAATATGTAAACAGTGCCGAAAGATCCTCAAGCGTTCGGTGCTGTTTTTTTATATTCCCATGTGTGAAGGGGCACATTACGAAAATTGTATGAATGATATTCAGATTTTCAAAAATGAACAATTTGGCGAAGTCCGAATTGTAATGAACGAAAGTAATGATCCTTTGTTTTGTGCAAAGGATGTAGCGACTGCATTGGGCTATTCTGATACAGCTGATGCAATACAAAGGCATTGCAAATCAGGCAAAAAGGTGTTTTACCCACATGGCAATGGAATTGGTGGTACTAATATGGTATATATTCCAGAAAAGGATGTATATCGGCTTATAATGAGAAGTAACCTCCCTAATGCTGAACAGTTTCAAGACTGGGTGTGTGATGAGGTATTACCTTCAATACGTAAGCATGGTATCTTTGCGACCTCTGACTTTATAGAAGAGGCCCTAAATAATCCTGATGCCATGATAGCGGCTCTCACGAAATTGAAACAAGAACGGTCAGCACGCATTGAAGCAGAGAAGCAGGTAGCTGTTCTTACTCATGTAAATAAAACCTATACATGTACGGAAGTTGCCAAAGAATTGGGACTTAAATCGGCAATTGAACTTAATAACCGTTTAAAGGAACTTGGTGTGCAATACAAAGTTAATCAGACGTGGGTGCCATATACTAAATACGCTACTCTTGGCTGGTTTGATATAAAGCAAGAGGTTGCTGACAATGGCCATATTATCTACCATAGAAAGATTACCGGAATAGGGAGACAAGGTATCATCAATCTTATTAATCCTTAGTTCTTCAAAATATTGGCAGCTGTTGACACACTGTTTCAACATATTGTTTTTTCTTTGTTCGTAAGTCTTTGTATAATAGAGTGTTATTGTTAATTATCTTACTCCCAAACAGGGAGAAGGCAGCAGCACTTCGAATGTGCAGCAGAGCTTGTCGGCAAATATGAAAGTGAAAGTGAAGATGCGTCAGGCAGATATGCCTGCGGGGTTGTCTAATCTGTTACATCTGACGGCGAGCAATATGCAAGTAGAAGAAACTGAAGCTGAAGAAATAACGGAAGGAGGAAATAAATGAATAATGTAGCCGAACATGCCCGTGAACAGAAAGCCGGGATGAAGTGCCCGCAATGCGGAGCATTTATTGAGACATCGATCTTTGAATTATTGACATCCAATGCCTTGCAGTGTCCATCCTGTCACTTGCGTTTGAACATAGACCGCATGAAGTCGAAAGCAGCTTTTGACGCATTGCGGAAAGTTCAGAATGCGCAGGAGAATTTGGAGAGAAAAAGCAAGTTCAACGGTTAAACGGACGAGGCATGAAATTGACTTTTTTCAAGCGGATGGGGGAGAAGATCCGCCATCCGTTCCGAAAGGAAATTCCGAAAACAATTCCCGTTGTAGAAACTGCCCCTCAGCCGGTAGCGGATAATGCAACCGAAGCAACGGCAGAAGAATCTTCTGTCATAAGATCGGCAGATCAATGTGGGGAACAGGCACGTTATTTTTTACTAAGAAATAACAAGCCGGTTGGTAAACCTTTCAGTTATTATCATCCCGAGATACGGATCGTTCATGTCGGTAGTTTTGTAAATGCCTTTTTATTTTTCTTGCGTATGTGCGATCAGCGTCTGTTGACCTATCGCCAGACCGGAGAATATCTGCATTGTACAGCCGTTTTTCCGGATGAAAGCGGTAATTTGTATTTCACGAATAAAGTGACTTGCCGTAACAGGGAAAATACTGTTGCGGTCCTGAAAATTGATTATGTTGGCCTTAAGCCAAAAATCACTGAAATTAGATTTGAATTAAATATTAAAAAATGAAAGAGTATGAATCCTATATTGAATAAAATGGGCGCAAATGCCAATGAACAGAAAAAACTCTTGATGGAGTGTGTGTCAATGCTTGAAAAGTATGTGAACAGATTTCCGGCAGAAAAGGGATGTGCTTCATTCTCCGGAGAAGATATGAAGCTGTGGAAGGAAGTTTATTTTCCGAAACTTGTTCAGACGGATATTTTGTTGGACGGTAAATTTTTCTGTGGCACGTCGTCCGGTAATAGTGGTATTGGTACAGACGGTTATTTTACCGGTTATGAATTTTTCCAGTTTATTTATCGTGCCTACAAGGCACTTTATGAACTGGAAAAGGCTTCACAAATGAGATGATAAATAAAAAATAATTGGAATATGAAGACTATTAAATTAGGTTATGAAGGTGAAGAAGCTCTCTTGCTGTGTCGGGAGTTGAAACGCAATGGTTATTCAGTAAAGGAAAGCCGGACTTTTACACAAGAAATGAAAGAGGCAGTTATTGATTTTCAACAGAAAAACAAGTTGGATGCTGATGGAATCGTGGGATATCGCACTTGGGAAGTTCTGTTCTTTACAGGGCATCCCATTACCGAACGTTTGACTGAAGAAGATTTTATTCTTGTGGCCCGGTTGCTCGATGTGGAAGTGGCTGCTTTAAAAGCGGTACAGCAAGTAGAAACAGGAGGGAGAGGAGGATTTTTTGCTCCCGGTAAGCCCGCTATCCTTTTCGAAGGTCATATTTTCTGGAATCAATTGAAAAAGCGGAATATCAATCCTGAATCGCATGTGAAGGGGAATGAAAACATTCTCTATCCCAAATGGGAGAAGGGACATTATAAAGGCGGTATGGGTGAATACGATCGTTTGGAACAAGCCCGTAAGATCAATCATGAAGCAGCGGATGCTTCTGCCAGCTGGGGGATGTTCCAGATTATGGGTTTCAACTATGCAGCCTGTGGAGAGAAGAGTGTCGACAGCTTTGTAAAAGCTATGTGTATGAGTGAATGTCGACAATTGGTGCTGTCCGCCCGCTTTATCAAACAATCCGGAATGCTTTCCGCTTTGCAAGCCAAAGACTGGGCAGAGTTTGCCAAACGTTATAATGGTCCTGCTTATGAGCAGAATCAATATGATAAAAAATTAGCAGCGGCTTACCAGAAATTTTCGTAG